GGTGTTTTGGCTAATTCTTCACTGACCAACCGCTATGAACTAATGGAGCAGTTGGACAAGATGAGCCAGCCCAACCCTCAAGCAGAGCAAATGGCTCAGATGCAACAGCAGTTGGCTATGCAAGCTGCACAGGCTCAGATTGCAGTCAATACGACTCAAGCTGAACAGAATCGGGCAGAGGCTCAGAAACTGTCGATTGAGGCTCAGTTGATGCCCCAAGAAGTACAAGCCAAGAACATGGCGGCAATGACTAAGAATCTGCCAAATGAGAATGATGTTGCCAGTAAAGAGTTTGATAAGCGAGTCAAGATTGCTGAGTTGATGCTCAAAGAAGCTGACATTAAGAACAAGTCAAAGATTGTTGAACTACAAATGGCAGAGAAAAACAATAAGATTTCTGGAATGGAAGAAGACTTCCTTAACCAGTTAACTAAACAACTTAGCGGTCAATCAGAAAAGGCTCAGTAATGGATGTTGAAAGCCTCGCCAAAGAGTTAATTCTTAAGAACATGACTCCTGAACAGCAAATGGCTGTTTTGGATTCAGTTCGTCAGTCTGTTGTTGAAGCAAAAGAAGTTCAAAAGCGCAAGATTGGCGAGAATGTTGACTTGGTTGTCCAAGCACTCAAAAAGATTGAGACTGACATTCGTAATCGTTTTGATGGCGTTGGCAATGCTATTGAAAAGCGTGTTGCATCCATCAAGGATGGTCGGGATGGCATCAATGGCAAGGATGGGCGTGATGGAAAAGATGGAAAATCAGGCAAAGATGGCGCAATTGGGCCAGCGGGAAGAGATGGCACTCCTGGGCGTGATGGAGTTGATGGTGTTAACGGCGTTGGTGTTACCTCTGCTCGTATTGATTTTGATGGCAGTCTTATTATCTCTCTTGATAATGGTCGTGAGATTAATGTTGGGGAGGTTGTTGCTCCTGATCTTGCTGAACGCATCAAAGTCATTACTAATGGTGGCGGTACTTCTCAGTATGTACTTGATACTCTAACTAGCCTTCAATCTCAAATTACTGCACTGATTCCTAGTCAAACTGGAAACTCAGGTAAGTACCTTACAACCAATGGAACTGCTCTTTCTTGGGCATCTATTGCTGGTGGTGGATTGAGTTATCAGGGAACCTGGAACGCAACTACCAATACTCCAACACTTGCAAGTAGCACTGGCACAAATAATTACTACTACATAGTAGCAACGGCTGGTTCTACCAATTTGAATGGAATCACTGATTGGAAAATTGGTGATTGGTTGCTGTTTAATGGCTCTGTTTGGCAAAAGATTGACCAGTCAGAGACTTTGCAGTCAATTACATCAACTGATGGAAGCGTAACTGTAACTACTACGGGTTCTACTGCTGATTTGAGTGTTGCAGTTGCAGCATCAACAACAAATATGATTTGTTATGTCAGGAATTCCACTGGTGCAACATTGACTAAAGGAACAGCAGTTTATATTTCTGGTGCAACTGGTCAGAATCCTACTGTCTCTAAAGCATTGGCTACTTCAGATGCCACTTCTGCTCAGACTCTGGGCTTGATGACTGCTGATTTAGCAAACAATACAAATGGTTATGTGACTGTTATTGGTTTAATTGCCAATATAGATACATCTGCATATACAGATGGCGCTCAACTATATCTAAGTGGTACAACTGCTGGAACTTTGACTGCTACAAAGCCTTATGCTCCAACTCACTTGGTTTATGTTGCTGTTGTTGAACACGCACATCCAACACAAGGCAAATTGTTTGTCAAAGTCCAAAATGGTTATGAGTTAGATGAGTTACATAATGTTTCTGCTCAGTCTCCTTCCAATGGACAGACCATTATTTATAACGAAACTACAAGTCTATGGGAAAAAGCTAATTTGACGGGTACTACAAGCCAAGTTACTGTAACCAATGGCGCTGGCTCTGTCACTCTGAGTTTGCCAAGCACAATCAATGTCAATACATCTGGTAACGCCGCAAATGTAACGGGAACTGTGGCTGTTGCTAATGGTGGTACTGGTTCTACGACTGCTTCTGGAGCCAGGACAAATCTAGGTTTGGTAATTGGCACAAATGTGCAAGCATGGGATACTGATCTTGATACTTGGGCAACAAAGACTGCACCTGCGGGAACTGTTGTAGGCACATCAGATACACAAACTCTTACCAACAAGACTTTGACAAGCCCCACGATGACAGCGCCTGTATTAGGAACGCCTGCATCTGGCACTTTGACTAACTGCACTGGGTTACCTGCATCCACAGGAATTACTGGAACGCTTGGAACGACCAACGGCGGTACTGGACTGTCTTCATTTACCGCAAATGGTGTGGTTTATGCATCTAGCACAAGTGCGTTGACCACGGGCACAGCGTTAGCGTTTAATGGAAGCAAGTTGGGTATCGGCACTACTTCTTTTGATGCGCCATTGCAAATCCAAGCAATAACGGGCGGGACTTCAATGCGATTCAATGGTAGGGCTTCCCCTGCCGATGGTTACTCAGATTTAGCTTTTTATAATAGTGCAAATACTACTCAATACGCAGGTATAGGTGCGGCTAATTCGGGGCTGCTTTTAGCAACTAATATAGCAACACCTATTACATTTACCACAAACAATGCGGAAGCTGGCAGATTTGATAGCTCTGGTAACTTGGGTATCGGCATTACAAGCCCTACGGCTAACTTAAATGTCGTACAAGCAACCAATACGCTTACCAAGAATATTGTGACCATTAAAGGTGGTGGTGGTTCTGGTAGCTTTGCTGGCCTATCTGTGCAGTCAAATACTAGCGATGAAATCTTTACAGTAAACAACCTTACCTATAACGTATCAATGGGTACTGTGGCGGGTAACTTGCTGGTGGGGACTACGACTAAAAATAGCGATGGAAAAATATCAATTTCTGCAAGTTCAGCTTTAAATCAAGGCATAACCATCAAAGAAACAAGCACAACAAACGACATATATTACATACTATTTCAAAACTCAACTGGCGGTACTGCTGGAAGAATTGAGCACACAGGGGCAACTACTGTTAGTTACACATCAGGCTCTGATGTGCGTCTAAAAACAAACATTGTTGATGCTGGTTCTGCAAAAGAAAAAATTGAATCCATTAAAATTCGTGAGTTTGATTGGATAACTGGGGAGCATCAAAAATTTGGTGTTATTGCTCAAGAATTAATTGAAGTTGCACCAGAAGCTGTTTGTGTAGCAAGAACAGAAGATGATTATTGGGGCGTTGATTATTCAAAACTTGTTCCATCACTCATCAAGTATGTCCAAGAGCAACAAGCCCTCATCACCCAACTCACCGCCCGTATAACTGCTTTAGAAGGAGCATAAACCATGTCAACCATCGTTTGGAACATTTCCCAACTTGACCGACAAACATCAGATGGTTTTGTCACTACTGCACATTGGCAAGCAAATGCAACAGATGGGGATTACTCTGCATCTGTGTATAGCACTTGTTCATGGAGTGATGGCACTGCAACCATTGCCTATGCCGACTTGACCAAAGAAACAGTCTTAGGTTGGATATGGGCCAATGGCGTGGATAAGGCGGCTACTGAAGCTGCTTTGAATGCTCAGATTGTGTTGCAAAAGAATCCTATTAAAGCTACTGGAGTGCCTTGGTGAATCAAGAACTACAGAAATATTATGAAGATCGCTTCTCAATGATGGGAAGTGATGGGTGGAAAGACTTGGTGGAGGATATTGACACCATGATTGCATCATTGAATAATATATCTGTGATTTCTGATGAACAAAGCCTACAATTCAAAAAAGGTGAACTTTCTATACTAACTTGGCTGAAAACCTTGCGACAGGTCAGCGAGAGAGCATACGAGGAACTAAATGAAAAGAATGTTTGAATTTGCCTGTGCAAACGGGCATAAAACCGAAAGACTCTGTGTTTATGAGATGCAGAGTTTTAGGTGTGAGTGCGGTGAAACAGCCAACCGCATTCTTAGTGCGCCAGCCTTTAGGTTAGAGGGGTGGTCTGGTTCTTTCCCATCAGCGCATGGGAAGTTCGAGAAAAGCCACCTTGACAAGCTAAAATCTGAACGCAAAGCCAACTCTTAAACAGAAATGTCGAGTTGATTCTCCTACAACCGAAACGGCAGGAAAAGGGAAAATATGTTGATTGACCAAGAACCTGAGATGAAGAGTGAGTTAGAAGCTGAAGAATCCAAGCTATCTGACACCATTGCGCCAGCAAGCCAAGGACTCCCTGATAAGTACAGGGACAAAAGTCTTGAAGATATTGTTCGGATGCACCAAGAGGCTGAAAAGCTAATTGGCAAGCAAGCGCAAGAAGTGGGAGAGGTAAGGAAACTTGCTGATGAACTCATTAAGCAGAACCTCAGTTCTAAACAACAACCTATTAGAGAAGAGGAGCCAGAAGTAGATTTCTTTGAGAATCCACAGAAGGCAGTTCAGAAGACTATTGATAATCATCCTGATGTTCTCGCAGCCCGTCAAGCGGGTTTAGATTTCAAAAGGATGCAGATTCAGCAGAAGCTAACGCAAGAGCATCCTGACTACACTCAGATTGCTCAAGATCAGGACTTTGTGAATTGGGTGAAATCCTCGCCTATTCGCCTTGGTCTGTATGCAAAAGCTGATGGTGAGTTTGATTTCGATAGTGCTAATGAGTTGCTGTCTACTTACAAGCAGTTGCGTGGTGTCAAGTCAAAGCAGACTGAGCAAGCGGGTGAAACCGCCAGGAAGCAGAACATGAAGGCCGCACAAGTTGATGTTGGTGGGACTGGTGAGAGTTCAAAGAGGGTTTATAGACGGGCTGACCTGATTCGGCTGAAGATGACCGATCCGAACCGCTACGATGCGTTGCATGATGAAATTCTTGCAGCCTACGCAGAGGGACGGGTCAAATAACTTAACTTTCGTTTCTAAGGAGAAACATCATGGCATTTCCTACCCCTGCGGTAACCACGACTACCGCCGCTACCTTCATTCCTGAAATTTGGAGTGATGAAATTGTTGCCGCATACAAGAAAAACTTGGTGCTGGCAAATTTGGTTATGAAGATGAACTTCAAGGGCAAGAAAGGTGACACTGTTCACATTCCTGCACCTTATCGTGGTTCTGCTTCTGCCAAGGCCGCTTCAACCGCAGTGACGCTGATTGCAGCCACTGAGACTGAAGTTCAAGTGTCGATCAACAAGCACTATGAATATAGCCGCTTGATTGAGGATATTGTCGAGGCTCAAGCCCTGAACAGCTTGCGTCAGTTCTATACCAATGATGCTGGTTATGCTCTGGCTAAACAAGTCGATACCGACTTAGTTCAGTTGGGTCGTTCTGCCAACGGCGGTACTGCTGACAACGCTCGTTATGCTGGTGGCTACATCGGTGGAGATGGCACGACTGCCTTCGACTACTCTGCTAACTCCAGTGCTGGTAACGCCTCTGCT